GTACGGCATAGATGATATGGAAGAGTACAGGTGGGGTGACTTCAGGGACGACATTGCGGCGGTCAAACGCTTCTGAGGAGGAAGTTATGGTTAAGAAAAAAGCTAAGAAAAAGAAAAGTCCACTGGATAAAATCCAGAAGGAACTTGATAAGCTAGCAAAATTGCACGAAAAGGAAGAAGCTATCTTTGATAACATCAATGAGATCATTGAAGAAGAACAAGATAACGACCTGGAATGGCACTAGAAACTCGCAAGGAAAAGATGGACCACATGTTCGCGCTAATGGAAGAAGTGCGCGTTCTTGTGGGACGTCTTGATGAGCATCCACATATTAAGGATGCAATCAGCACCCTTAACTACAGGGTAGAGGAACTTAGGCTTGAGCTGTCCGTCAATAAGCACACTATCGACAAGATGGAGGAAGAAAAGGTGGACAGGATGTTCAACATGAATAGAGGTAATCCTTATAATGAGGGTTCCGGCGGAGATGACGACTAGTGGGAAAAAAAATCATTCTAGACCTCTGCGGAGGTACGGGTTCGTGGTCCCTTCCCTATAAGGAGAACGGATACGACGTAAGGGTTATCACCCTTCCGGAGAATGATGTAAGGACATACCATCCACCCAAGGGTGTTCATGGAATACTGGCAGCTCCACCATGCGACCAGTTCAGTCTCGCAAAGACTACTGGATCTCCTCGCAACTTAAAGGGGGGATGTGAGATCATGTTTGCATGCCTGCGTATAATTGCGGAGGCGCAATATGACCTGGAGGGTCCATATTCAAAAACAACAACTCTCAAGTTCTGGGCACTGGAGAATCCAAATGGATTGATGAAGAGATTTTTAGGAAGGCCAATATATGAGTTTGACCCATTTGACTTTGGCCATGACTACAGGAAGAAGACATATCTGTGGGGATGGTTCAAGGACCCAAAGAAAAACCCCATTGAATACAAGGGAGTTAAGTTTGATAAACTACAGTCCAAGGACATTGCACCGGAATTCTTTGGCAAGTATAACAGGCAGGAGCGAAGGGCGATTACCCCGTATGGGTTCGCAAAGGCGTTCTATGAGGAAAACAAATAATGGTTGACACAAGCAAATACAAGAGCATCGCGATAAAGATTCCGTACTATGACGCATTGGTCAAGATGGGAATGACGGCGATGCGTGGACCGGGACAGCAAATGATGCATCTAATTAGGAAAGCTGCGGAGGACGAGAAAATAAAGATAAAAGAACAAAGGAAGAAATGAGTGTTGAGTTTTGGCAATGGTGGATCCTTATCATGGTGACCATCAATACCTGCATTAATAGTGTGGTGTTTATTGTTGGTAGGAAATTTAAGAAGGTCAAGAAGAAATGAAAATTGAGAATGTGCCAATGGTACGCGTCACATGGATGGATGCCATGGACGGGGAGACTGGATGGCAGGAACTGGAAACTATTATGAAGGGGAACCTCGCAACCTGCGTTGACGTAGGCTGGTTGGTTAAGAACACTGAGCAAACCGTGGTGGTCATGGGATCTTGGTGCGTGGACCCAGATGACAAGAACGGCGGAAGATACATCACCATCCCCAAGGGATGGGTCAAGAAAATAGAATACTTGAAGGTGGACTATGCCAACGTATGAGATAAATGTCTGGAGAGACAAGAGAGTTATTGAGAAGGTTGTTAGGCAATTTGAAAATGAGGATAAGGTACAGGAATACATCAAGGGGAAGTGGGACAGCGGCAATGAGCTGCCAAGGCTCGACCAGGAGAAGGGGTATCTTAGACCCAAGACTAAGGATGACATTATAACATGGGCAAAGATATCAACATACATAAGGAAGAAGGGGCCAGCGAGAATAGAGCTTACAGAGGAGGAGAAAGAGATACAAGGAACACTCGAGAAATCCATTACCGCCGAAGTCATAAATGACTGGGGGAAGGAAGAAATGTTTAGGTATGTGCGCAAGTCATATGGACCTAATCCAAACGCGAGGGGATATGATGAATTTCCAGGAAGGAAAACCACAGTATACATTAACGGTATTACTGGTGAAAAATATACAAAATGATATTTAAGATAACAATAGTAACATTATTGGTGCTTATTCTTTTAAGCACATGCGGAGGATACTAGAATGAACGAAGGTATTACGGAGGGTATTACGGAGGTCAAGATGGGATTGACACAGAAACAGGCTAAGTTTTTGGCTGTAATCAAGGATTTTATAGCATCAAATGGGTACTCACCATCCTATGAAGAGATGAAACAGTTTAATGATAAGCGATCCAAGAGCAACGTGCATGCGTACGTTTATGCCTTGAAAAAGCGCGGATATCTTGATATTATTAGACATTCCAAGCGATCCATAGTAGTATTGTGATGAGTATGGTATTACGGAGCTGGGTGCTAAAAAGTTTTTTATTTTTTATTATCCCGGGAATTGCCAATACCGCAATACCTTTTGCGATTCTCCATATGGGACAATGGATACCGGGTATTGGCAAGGTATTACGGATCTTGTCACAATGGGCAAAAAACACGTTTTTGAGGGTCTAAATGAGTAAAAAAGTCAGTATAAACAGCGAGTTAACCCTCCGGGAAAAAGAGGGCCTCCGTAATGCCATCCGCAATACCAGGGATATGGCATTGAAATATCCTCGTGGAGCTGACGGTTTAACGGAGAAACAAAGGATTTTTGTAGAAATATACACTGCCAATGAGGGTAGACTAACTCCTACTGAGTGTGCTAGACAGTCTGGATATAAGCAAGAGCGTGCTAACACCACTGCATCTGAATTGTTGAATGTGAAGAAATCACCAAAGGTGGTTGCAGCAATAATGAAGAGAAGAAATGAAATATCAGAAACACACAAAGTGGAGATGAATAAACATGTACAGGAATTGGCTAGGTTGCGTGATAAGGCTCTTAATGAGAAGTCTTATTCTGCTGCTGTTAATGCTGAGCGGTTGCGAGGGCAAGCTGCGGGATTGTACATTGACAGGAAAGAAATCAGGACAGGAAGTATTGATAGTATGTCCCGTGAAGAAGTTTTAACAAAATTAAAGGAAGTAGGACTAGATGGTAGATTTAAAAAAGACGAAAAAGGTGTGGTCCTTGAAGTTCAAGAAAAGAAATCCGATAGCGAAGGACTTAAAGACATCACCCCAGTACAAGCAGAAGATAGTAAAGAACAAGACGGTCTATGACCGTAAAAACAGAAACAACTTTTTACAAGAGTTTAAAGAAATACTTGGAAGATGGTGATGATAAGTTTATCATAACACGAATTGAGAGCTACGCTACTCCTGGATTCCCTGATTGCCTAATATATCATAATGATTTGGGATTTTTTACAATTGAATTGAAAGTTGTGAGACGTAGTCACAAAGGTATTGGCAAGGTCCATATTTCCACATTACAAATGGCATGGCATTTATTGCATATCATACATGGCGCACCTGTTTATATCCTAGTTTACGACCCCGGGAACAAGGTCGTAACCTTTTTTGAGGGGGACAAACTCCCTAAACTCCGTAAACTCCCATTCGATGACGTAGTGCCGGAGGCCATCTACAGTGGGCCGCTGCCCGGGTTGCGGCTGGTGAACCTCCTGTCGCCTCAAACTCCCAAACTCCACTAGTTCTCCCATTTATATTGGTCGGCCGCCAGCGGCAACAACCAGCGCCCGGCGCGCGATCCCGTTAACCAAACTCCGAAACTCCCCAAGTTCCGCCAAAAAAATTTGAAGCGTGGATCCTGATGTCTGCAGCTGGGCCCGGGACAGAGTTGGCGTGCGTCAGGAAAATAGTTCAAATGATGTCTTGCATTGTGGATAAGTTTATGGTATAATACATAATAGAAATAGAGTGTAGGTATATGTCCGAATTGGCGAAGTTTTGGGAGCCACATCTAAGAGTCCTTACTCTATTTCTTATAAATAGAAAGAGAGTATATTATGGTAGTAGACGACACGATTGCACAAGCACTCAATAGGATTGCTGATGGCATAGAAGAAAACAATATAGTATTAAATAGAATTGCGAATCATTATGATGGGGTTGTTCCTGTTATGACACGCAATGCAAAGCGAGCTGAAGATATAGCTACTGCACAAGAGGAAGGATTTGCACAAGGGTTTAAAAATATATTTAAACCAGTAGAGAACTAAAACTCCCAAACTCCACTAAGGTTATCCACATTGGTTTGTGGATAACCTGTGGATATGTATCACCGGGCCCCGGGCAGCTCAAACTCCCAAACTCCGATGAAGAATACCAGATTTCTGGGGTTTTGTGATTTCGTCAGTTAGCCCGCAGGGCGCGCCCGGGATTTCCTCCACGGAGAGAATGGCGGAAAACAGCCATTTATTTTCCTGTTGACGAAGACCGGGCAGCCAGGTATGATGCTGCAACCTGCAATTGCAGGTAGAAAGAGAAGGTAGTATGGATTGACTTAGTTTATTAATACCATTGAAATTGGTGGTTTTCTGCGTTATTTTGGTGGTAATATATAGGATGATGAGTGGTTAAACTCCACGCAAACTCCTGAAGCTCCCGGGCTTCCAGCAGCATCTTATGGTTCAAGGACCAGCGTGCTGCTGCGGCCCCGGGCTGCTGCAAACTCCCAAACTCCCCAGTTTCTACCAAATATTATAGTTGCCAAGATCCATCACCTTCAACCGGGCGCCGGGCAACTAACTTCCTCCCTCCTGAACTGGAAAAGTTATCCACAAGATTGTTGAAATGAGGGTCGACATTGGATGAGAAAGATGATATAATTAACATCTTTTCATAAAAAAGCCTCAAGGGGCGAGATTTTCTCAAAAACTTCAACCTCGCCCCT